ATTAGTAATTTGTTTTTTGTTTCACTATAAAATTACTAATAATCAATGTATTAGCAAAGGGTAAAACGAACTATTTTAGCTCGTTTTACCCTATTTTTTTACGCAATCCTTATCCCGAACTCGCGTTATGAGATATTACAGCCTATATACGACTTTCTGAAAGCCCCCGACAACACCACCCTTTACGAACTTATGATCAAGTGCTTAAACGGCTTTTTCAAGGCTTGCAGGGACGATATGGAATATCAACTCAGCGAAGAAGCCTTTGCCGAGAGTTGCGAAGCCAACAACTACGAATTTCTATCCGACGGAACATTATTCAACTGATTAAAACATCAACCACAATGAAAGGTACAGAACATTTCAAGGACGTTATCCAAAACTATTTGGAAACCAGAGCATCATACGATGAACTCTTTGCAGAGAGTTTCCGCAAGGAGAACAAGAACATAGACGAGTGCATTACCTACATCTTGACGGAAGTCCAAAGAATGGGGTGTGCAGGTCTGTCCGATGAGGAGGTATATTCCCTTGCCGTTCACTACTACGATGAGGATAACATCGAGGTGGGCAAGTCCATCAACTGCCAAGTCGTGGTAAACCATACTATCGAACTTACAGAGGAGGAAAAAGCAGAAGCACGGAAAAAGGCTATCGAGCGATACCAAGCAGAGGAATACCGCAAACTGACCGCCAAGAAACCAAAAGCGGAGAAGCAGGTGGAACAGCAGATAGCACAACCCTCACTATTCGAGTTTTACCCCTTGAACAACAAAAGAAAAATGGAAGCAAAGGATTTGAACGAAGCACGCATCTATGTAGGCACTTATGCCAAGTACAACAACGGCTCATTGCAGGGCCAATGGGTGGAACTTTCGGACTTCTACGATTTGGACGGCTTTATGGAGCGTTGTGCCGAGATACACGAGGACGAGGAAGAACCCGAATATATGTTCCAAGCGTGGGAGGAAATCCCCGATGGTCTGATAGCCGAGAGCCATTTGGAGGAAACCTTCTTTGAACTTCGGGACGAGTTGGACAGACTGAACGACACAGAGAAAGAAGCCTTTTGGGTGTGGGCAGACGGCAACAACGCCCAACTCACACAAGACGCACACAGCCTTGTAAAATCTTTCCAATCCGACTACATCGGAAATTATGCAAGCAAGGAAGATTTTGCGGAGGAATTTGCGAAAATGGAGAATGAATTATCCGATTTTGCATTGAGTTACTTCGACTTCTCCAAATATGCCGATGACCTTTTCGACACGGACTTTTGGTATAAGGACGGCTATGTATTTCGTAACAACTGATTAAGGAGGACAGATTATGAAACCGAGAAACAGATTTGAGAAGGCAGTACTTGCCGAGAGCAAAAAACTGCGACCGATAAGCAAGACACAATGTAAGTGGGCATTCCGTGAGTGCATAGACCACTTCGCCTATCGACTGCCCAAAGGTCGCACAACGTGTATGGATTGTGGGCATAGTTGGACAATGGTAAAACCAACGGACACTTGCACCTGCCCTCATTGCAGGGCAAGGTTGCAGGTCAGGGAAACCTTTGAACGCAAGATAAGTCAGAAACAATACTTTACGATACTTACCACCTGTGGAGAATACCAAGTACTAAGAATGTTCCTCCTCTCCGCAGAAATGGAGAAAGGATGCAAAGCAACGTCCTGCGTTGTTGAAATTGGTCAATATTGGTGGAACGCACAAGGAAGAAAAACGATTGTTGCCGTTCAACGAACATTGGGAAGATACATTGATACCTTTTCTTTCTGTTCGCCAATGGCAATCCGCAATGATAACGAAGCCTACCGCCATATATCGTACTCACAGATATATCCCAAGTTCAAGGTTACGGACACACTCCGCAGGAATGGTTTCAAAGATGATTTTCACGGCATAGCCCCGACAATCCTTATTCCCTCCATATTGTCCGACAGCCGTGCGGAAACCTTGCTGAAAACAGGCAGAACCGAGCATCTGAAATACTTTCTTGATAATTCACGGACATTTGACGCTTGTTGGCAGTCCTATAAGGTAGCCACTCGCAACGGCTATGACATAGAGGACATTTCGATATGGTGCGACTATGTGGATATGCTCCGCAGATTGGGCAAGGACATTCACAGCCCGAAGTATGTTTGCCCCACTGACCTATATCGGGAACACGACCGCAGACAAAGCGAACTTCGCAAACAGAGAGAAAAGGAGGAAATAGAGAGGAAACGCAGAAAGGCGATGGAGGACGAGGAGCGTTTTCAAGAACTCAAATCCAAGTTCTTCGGTATCTATTTCACGGACGGCACAACCCAAGTCCACGTATTGGAGAGTGTGCGGGAACATTTGGAGGAGGGCACGGCAATGCACCATTGCGTATTCTCCAACGAGTATTACCTCAAAGAAAACTCGCTGATACTTTCGGCAACCATTGAGGGCAGACGGATAGAAACGATTGAGGTCAATTTGGACACGCTCAAAGTGGTACAAAGTCGTGGCGTGTGCAATAAGAATACGGAACATCACGACCAAATCGTGAGCCTTGTCAATGCCAACCGCAAATTGATAAGGCAGAGAATGAGGGCGACAGCATAAGCAACAATCACCAAAACATCACAGATATGAAAGCAGAAATTGAAAGCATCGTATGTAATTGGACGGACGAGATGCCTCATATCCTTGTAAGGGTAATCAATGCCATTACCTTATCCGCCAATGAAGAGGAATTAAGGACTGCTGTCAAGCAGATAGCCGAAGAAACGGAACTTGACAAGTTCTTTGTATACGGCTATGGCACACATCATTTTTGGCTTACCCACCGCAGGTTATCCAATGGTGAGCCGATGGAACACAGATTATTAAAGGTTGAGTTTTGAGGATATGAAAAAGAAAGTTTACAGAGTACGGACGCAATATATATTCGATGGAGTGTTTGAGGTGGTTGCCGAAAGCAGGGAGGACGCACGGCAAAAGGTCATTCAGAATTGCGGATTGGTAATGGGTGGGAATATTCACAGCACCCTGCCCGATGAGGAAATCAATTGGGTTTTCTCCACTCACCCCGATGTAAGGACGGGACGGATAACTGTTCAAGAAAAACTGACGGAGTAAAGCGGTCGGCAGATTTGCCGACCGCTCCTTTCTTTCGTGAGCATCGGGCGGACAAAGAAAGGAGCAAAGAAACCCCAATGAAAACACCTCGTTACTTTTGACAGTGAGTCGGAACGGCTCAAAAGTAACAAAAAGCCAAAATTAGAAATATAAAAATCAGGGGACATTAATAATAATCAAACAGTTTCCTAAACAGACGGCTTACTGCGAAGCAGTGGCGCAAGTTTTCTCCTATCCCGAAGCAGAGGTGAAAAAAACTTGCAGAAATCATCTGCCATACAAAAAAAATCTGTAACTTTGCTATTGATTATTATGGCAGTTTTTGTTTGTAATTCATAGTGTTTTCACACTATGAATTACAGCAGGCTTTGCTAAGTCTTTAATTATAGATAATTAAAACTCTTTAAACTCGCATTAAGCTAGGAGGGCTTTCCAATAGCATATGGATAGGAACCGTTCAACATATAGGAAGACAACGTTTGACATACCATCAAGCCGTAAACTCTGGCTGACATTGGGTCAGTATGATGCACTAGTCGAGTACCAAGAGGTGGCCAGTAGATATTATCTTGGTACTTTCGATGTCAAGAAGGAGTCTTTCGATGCCTTTCTTAGCCGCACTTCTACTGCTACTGGGGTGAGGTTGAATAGCATAAGTCTTGCGAACTTCAGGAAGAAACAATATCAGGGTTATCTTGTGTTCCCGAATGCGAGTTTTGATGAGTTCATTACGGATTTCGTTGATGATGTGAGGTTCTTAATAGACCCTGCTTTTGCATTAAGCAAAATAGATGGTTCAAAGTTTGATAAGCTTTTGGACGCACTTTCGCAAAATGGGATTAGCCCTTCAATTGAGAGGTTTAAGAAAGACCTATATGACTATTACAGGTTGTTGCGTAATGACGTGGCCCATAGCTTGAATCAAGACTACGAGAAAGAATACAAAGCTATCGATAAAATAGCTATTACTGCTTTTTACCCGACTCTCAACGAACCAAATGAAAAATCACAGTTGTCGTTTGACGACTTTATTCTATGCACAGCAAATATTAAAAATATTGCAGACCTTTTGACGGTTAGCCTATTACCTCACATTGATTGGAAGCAGTTAGTGCTTAGTAACAAGGACAAACTGATTCCACAATATGTAAGGTTCCTTCACGAAGGTAGGACAAAAAGACTTCATACCTATGTGTCAAACTGTGTAAAAAGCCTTTATGGATATACTCTTGACAAATTGACAATAAACAATATAATCGACTCATTAGAATAGTGGTAGTTCATCCCCCTTCAGGATAGGCACAGAATCGTGGCTATCCTGAAGGGGAAGGCAGAAGTTCGAATCTTCTATGAGTCACTTACAACTCGATTAATGGAAGAACCTATAGTTAACGATACACTGGAACTTGAAGATAATTTGGTAACGGCGCAGCAGGATATTTTCTCGTATTATCGGCGTCTGAGAAATAATCTCTTCTCGGACACGGAGGTCGTGTACGAGACTAAGCTCACTCCTGAACTCTTTGACCTGAAATTGCAACAGCTCTCGCAGGATAAGAAACAGTCGGAGTTTGAGAACTTTGTTTTAGTGCTGGCAGCACGACTGGTGACACCCAACATAAAACCGCAGACCGGTCCCGATGGCGGAGGTGATGGTAAGGTGGATGGAGAGACGTATCCTGTCGACAAAGCAATATCAGACAGATGGTGGGTGTCTGAAGGCAGTACTGGCGACCATAAATGGGCGATAGCCATCAGTGTACAGAAGAACTGGAAAAGTAAGATAGAGGGCGATGTCAAGAAAGCTGTAGAGACTGGACGTGGCTATACGAAGGTGGTATTCTTCTCTAGTCAGAAAATCAAGTCAAGTAAACGTCAGGAGGTCGAGGATGAACTATCGAAACAATACGGTGTAGCCGTGAGTATCTTCGATGGTAAGTGGTGTCAGTTTGCAGTGTTTGAACAAGGCTGCTATGATGTTGCCACCGAGAAACTGAACTTTTCTGAAGACTACAAGAGAAAGACCGTCAAAGAAGGCACTAATGATAAGCGCAGAAAAGAAGAACTGGAGAAGTTAGAGAATGACTTGCTGTCACGGCAAGTAGAAGGCCTAGATACGGACTATATTGATGACTTACTCCAGTCCTGCCTATTAAGCAGAGGCCTGGAACGCCCTCGGATGGAGACTGAAGGTCGCTTCAACCGTGCGCAGCGAGAAGCAGAAGTACACGGTACTTCCGTGCAACGGTTCAATATAACGTATAATCATGCTTGGACATCGTTTTTCTGGTTTCACGATGTGAATGCAATGTATGCAGATTATCTGAAGCTAAAGGAGTATGCTAATATGCATACAACTGTGCATACGATAGAGCTGATGGCCAATATCCTCACCAATTTGGAAAATGCGGCAAGAGTAGGTTTGTTTGATTCCGAAAGGTTCGGGAAGGAAATACAAGATTTAAAGACGATAAAGGAGCGCGAAGATCTGTCGCAGGCGAGCCGTCTGTTCCTCGAACTCTTCTTTTCTGAACATCGGTTGCTCCAAATGGTACAATATGCACAAGACCCGACGCTTGAGTTAAAGAAACTGGCAGAACTGATAGAGACAAGTGCCAACTATCCAGACATCAGTTTTGACGCACAGACAACCATAGTTGAAATGATTGGACGCGTGATAGATGATAACGAGGAATATGAGAAACTTATTGACAAGATTTCGGAGATTTCGTCTCTGCGTAAATCTGAGGTAGAGGGTGCCATAATACATTTCAATCGTGCACAGACCTTGATAGACAAGCAGCAATACAAGCCTGTGGTAAAGCATTTGGGTCACTGTGTACAGGCATTCATGAAAGAAGGCTATGAGACCGAACTGGTGAAAACATACGGCTATATGGGCATAGCTTTTTATAATCTTGAACTGCCTTACAGTGCAAAGGCGTATTTGGTAAAGGCTGCGTCGATACTTGTCAAGGAGTTCTTTACGCAGGGTACTATCAGTCATCTGCTGATTACCGTGCTATGGAAATTGTGTGAAATAGAGCTGATGATAGGCCGACTTGTGATGTATCTCAACTGGAGAGAACTGTTGTTTATCATTGCCCATAATGGTCAAGAAATAGAGAGTAAAGAATTTGTTGAGAAAGATATATTGTTCGATGGAGGCTGGGCTTGCCATTTTGCAGCAGTCGACCTCACGAGAGAAACTATTTCCGTTTTGCCAGACATTTTTGCACGTTGCAATATGCCCATTTCAGAAAACTATCTGAAATATGCATTAGGATACCAAGAGTCTGTAGATGAGAAATTCGTAAATCTTATCACTGATGATTGGGGCAAATTGCTCAGGCAGCAACCTATACACAAGCAGTTCCTTAACCCTCTTAATATAGCAGAAGAAGGTCAGACCACTATCAGTACATTGGCAAAGGGTTGTCGATTCACTGTCAGGTACGAGAACTCAGTTAGAAGTCAACTGGTGGCAGAGACATTTTTGGCAACAGTTGAAACACTGCTTGCCACTTTTGACACGCTGGAACTTGTGGTAATGAGTTCGGAAATTCAAGTGGAAATTGCCCCAACTGATGAACAATCAGAAATGGAAAGAGGAAAAAACGAAAACCAATATGTATTTAACGTGAACTACGGCACTCTTGATGGAGAAACGTATTGGCACTGTTTTGCTTTCTTTATGGCATATTTTATGTCGCTTAACACTGTGTCGAGCGAAGATGTAAAAGATTTGATAGCACAGCGACACGAGAAAGAAAAAATCATGGACAGAATCATTGCCTTGCTAGAGTTGAACAACGCGGTTTATAATGTGCTTGGCGATAAGTTCAAGTATTCAATCCGTCAATGGGAAAATGCAAATGACAAGACCTATGTATGCAAGGCAGATACAAAGGGAGAAACGTTAACAGATCAGAACCCACATACAGAACAGCGAGGTGTACAAACATTCAGTATCTCCAGCACTATGGAATGGTGGGATAAGGCTGGATGGACGGGGGTGTGCTTCATGTACGACCAATGGTTTGCGACACCACCTATAGTAGGCCTGGCCTTCAAGAACTTGGAGGCAGGCAAAAGAATCATCCATGAATGGAAAGAAAAAATAGCAAAAGGTCAATCAAGTGTAGAACTGCATCTGATAAGAGGCATCGACAAACAACATCCCTCATGGTATAGAGCATGTGTGGCACCAGAGATACCCTTGGACCATATCACGGAGGGGCAATATATAGCTGTAATGTGTCGGAAGCACACAATGACTCCAAATGACACGTCGAATCTTGATAATTTTGAACGGGTATATTCTCGGTTTGGCAATTGCCAGCTTGTGGCAGTAGCAATTGACGACCAGATGCATGTAAATATGAACATTGATTTTAGCGAAGCCATCGAACTTAAAAAGGTTATCATTACCGATGCATGGAAAGTTTCTGCGCATGAACCAACGAGAAATGCATTGGAGTGGGACGATGACCCTATCATTCCTGAGTCAGAGAGCATCAGTGCCCCCGTCATTGAATTAATGAAGAACTTGCGTGAAGTTCATGATAAAATGGAGAAGAGAATTTTTTAAACCGTTTAAGAATTAATTTGGAAATAATCGACTAAAGTGCTCCCCCATGACAATCTATGAAAGAATCTATATTTGAACTAATATTACTATCAGTTATTATTTAAAAATCATCTCATAGCGATAAAGCCGAATAAAACGGCAAGAAAACGCCCCTTGCGGAGCATAAAAATGTCGCAAAAGGCGTATTTAAGAGGGCAAACTCCACCTTTCGTCATTTGACAAGACCCTGTAGAACTTTGCCTTTGTATCTGCAAAAAGAGACAAATTCACGGTAGAAATTCCTGTCGCCCGACTCTATCTTCCGTAATAATCTGCTCTTGGGATGCTTGCCGTATCCCAGCAACCTGCCCGCACCGAGCCGTAGTCCCTGAACATCATCAGACGCTTCATCAGGTCTGCCCGAAGCAGGGAATCCGCCTGCCGTTCCTTCATTGCAGGAATGAATTTATCTCCGGGCAATAGTTTATGCCCGTAGCCCACATACGGATAGTCTTTCCAAGTATGTAAGCCCTCAAAGTGCTTGATGCATACGATTATGAATACAACTTTATTATGAAAAGTCTTTTTCTAATTCCAATTGAAAATACGAATATCCACGTAATATGAATTTATCTACTTTACATTATAACTTTCCATAATAAATACGGTCTAATAATATATGTTCAATCATAAATATTAGACCTATGGAACAACAGGAAATTCAAACATTAATCAACAGATGTGTTGATTATCTTTCCGCGAGAGGTTATACACCAAATCGCATCAAAGAAATCCAACGATTATGGACAAGTGGAATTGTAAAGTTCATGAACAATTCTGGTAAATCAGTATATACTTCTGATGTTGGTGAATTGTTCGTGCAAGAACTTATTACCAGTGAGCCTACGAGGCCTGTACTTAAAGAGAAACTTCTCAGTATAAGGTTACTGTACGAAAATAGACGCAAAAACGGTCACCATCGATTTGTATCGAGAGTGACCGCAAAAAAGAAAAGCGCTCGGTGTGAGCGCTTTAACTATAGAATGTGAGATTTGTTGAGTGTTTTTAATAGGCAATCACTTTCCGATGCAGAAAGGTTACTTTCCCACGCAGTACTTTTGTTATGACTTGTAAATCAGTGATTTATAACGTGGTTTGACTGTTTAACAGTCAGTCAGAGCAACAAAACAGCAACAAATATGCAAAAAGAGGGGCTTTTCGACCCCTCTTCAAGCCCTCTGAGGGCAAAGATAGTTATTTTTCTCGAATACGCCGCATGTGGGCTTTACTTTTCAATCTCGTGTAAGTTATCACATGAACAAACTTACGCCGACATACGGGCGCAATCGCTGTTGGTCTGTTTAGACGTATCTCTTCGCCGCTTCTGTCAGTTCATCTGCGTAGTTGTATATCTCGTCAAGGGTCTGAACCTTATACATACGTTCTGACTTGTCTTCTGAGATAATGGCAATGCGCTTGTTCTTCGGTTGGTTAAAGTAGAAGCGGACAACGGTCTTCCGCACATTGTTGTCAATCTGAACCCCGAAGTATGATCGTGTGTCCTTGTATGTGATGCGGTCAGAGGTCACAACGCTGCGGATAATAGACTTCACGATGAAGAACGCCTCCAACTCTTCTTCTGTTGTCACAATACCGTCCTCGTTTGTCTCAGGCTCTGTGGGCTGTTCTTCTGTCTTCTCGGCGGTCTTCTGTTCTGTGGCGGTTGCTTCTTCATCTGTCTTGATTGCCGCTTTCAGACGGTCAGAAATAATGTCGTTTATATAACTGCCGATTGTACGTTTTGTCAGGGCTGTGAACTGTTCAAGAACCTTTTGTGAGAAAACACCGTCATAGACCTGTTTCCCGAAGAACCTCACAAAGTCAGGAGAGGGGTTCGCGAACTCTTTTGAAATGGCGGTTTTGAGTTCGCCCATATATTTCAGCTCGCTTGCCGAACTGAGAATGTTGTCAACGTCAAAATAAGACCTGTGAAACTTCTTCAACTCTTCGACCTGAGCGTCTTTCATTTCAAGGAGGTTCACTTCCAAGAACGGTTTCTCGTCCATTTTGTTAGGCTCGGCAAGGTCTGTGTAAAACTTGTATATTATGCCGTTTGTCAAGACCCCGAACTTCGCCTTTGACACGTTAAAATAACGTATCAGTTGGTTGTCATAAAGGTTCAGGTCTTGCTCCCAATGTTTACACTCAATGAGAATAATCGGCTCGCCGTCTTTCAGAATGGCGTAGTCAATCTTCTCACCCTTTTTCATACCGATGTCACAACTCATTTCAGGTAACACCTCCAACGGGTTGAACACGTCATAGCCGAGAGCACTCAGGAAAGGCAGAATGAGAGCCGTCTTCGTTGCTTCTTCTGTCTTCAAGTTGTCTTTCAGACTTTCAATGCGCTCAGATATTTGTTTAATCGAATCTTTGAAATCCATATCTGCTGTTTTTACGTTAAAACTCTGTACCTTTGCAAAACACGGCTCGCCGTTGTCACAGAGACCCAACGTAAAAACGTGGGCATCCCCTTGTCGGTCAAGAGGTATCGCCAAACACCCGAACAGCCTACAAGGAAAATGCCCACGATATACGTGGGCATCTACCATTGCTTTTAAGGCTGTCTGAAATTTTGGCGATTTTCTTGACCCTCAAAACAATAGCAAACGCTATATTTTCAAATTTTGTCACAAAGGTAAGAATTTCTTTTTTAATTCCGACAGAATTTCCGATTTTTGTGCTTACGCCTTAATCATTTTTAGCGTTTTCACTGTTTTTGAAGCCGTTTCAGGTACACAACCAAGGCGAAGATTGCCAACAAGAACCAAAAACCGAAGATTTCACATTTCTGAAACTTTGTCAGGTCACGGGGAACAGAAACCTTTTCTTTGACTTTCAGGTATCTGTCCCGATAAACTACGCTGTCCCTTTTCTCAATCTTCTTGTCGGTCTCAATGGCTTTCTTCTGAGGTTTTGTCCGCAGATCGTGAAACAGAGAGCCGTCAGGGTTGATACGAGCGTCAGAGGTGGCATATTCGTTTTCAAGGTGTGAAACGCTGTCACGGGTTGTGCGCTCTGCCGTCTGAGCGGGTATTTCAAGAAAGACCGTATCAGGAACGAGAATTGTCTGCGTCCTGACCTCAACACGGGTGCTGTCCTGACGAGCTGTTTCTGTTGTCAGGTTTCGGCAAGGGCAGCAGCCCAGCATAAGTGAGACCGCCGCCAATAAGATGAACAGTTTCTTTGTCATTTCTTCACGCTTTTGATATAAGACAGAATGCCGTCCACATGAACCTTTGTAATAAGCTGCTTGCCCTCTTCGCTCAGAAGAAAATCTACGTCTTCTTTGTTGTCCTGAAAAAGGTTCTCAGTCAGAACGGCGGGGCAGCTTGTATCTCGGCAGATAGCGAGGTTCTGAGTGATGAACGGCTGCTGTGGCGTGTATTTTCTCACTCTCAGCCCGTTTTTCTCTGCCGCCTGAGCAAGACACGTTGCGAGCGTCTTACTCTTTTGAGAGGCATTCAGAGAGACGTGTGCCGACCACCCACGGGCTTCATGCCATTTGCCGTCAGCCCCCGCTGCGTTGTTGTGAATTGAGACCAACAGAGCGTTTGAAGCCCCGTGAGCCTTGCAGAGGTTGTTTGCCCTCTGACAGCGTTCTTTCAGGCTGATGTCGTTTGTTTCAGGGGTCAAGAGAAAAACATGACCCGCCCCAAGCTCATGGCATAAAGCACACTGCAGACGCTTGGCAATCTCACGGGCGTAGGCGTACTCTCTCAGTCTTCCGTCAGGAGAACGCTTGCCCGCTGTGTCTTCTCCGTGACCGTTGTCAATAATTACTATCATATCATTTTAACCGTTTAAGCGTTGATAAAACTCTGTTTTGATATTATCATACGCAAGTTTAACATTCGTGTAAGCACGGGCGTTGTTTTCCCCGTCCGCATTGTAGATTTCACTCTCAACGACCTTTGCCACGTCTTCAACCCATTCAGGGGCGCAAAAGTCTGACAGCGGTTTCCCGTGGTATGTGAACGGGTCAAAGCGGCTGTTTCTGTCTTCATGAATGACTTTGAGAGACTTTCGTATCTTCTCTGCCGTTGCCTCATGGTCGATGATGTGGTTTTCTTTTCTGACCCTCTTAATAAGGCGGCAGACCTGTTCCACCGTGAGGTCAAAGGCAAAGCCCGTCAGGTTTCTGATGCGCATCTGTGTCTCAGGTTCAAGACGTTCAGCAAGGTTTTTTATCGCTGCGTTGTTGTCTTGAAGAATGTCTAACAACTGTCTCAGGCATTCTTGCTGTTCTAACATGCGGTTAATCATTGATTTGAACCATCTGAAAATGGCTATCATCATCGCCGCCGACAGAAGAAGAAAGAAAGCCGCCGTGACAGCCATTAAGCCATAGTCGCTTATGCCTTTGGCTATCTCTGTAACTTGTTGAACCTCATTCATAGCACCGCCCTGATTGAATGTCCGACAACCGCCCCGCTCGCTGTCAGAGCGAAGTCTATCCAATCCCAAGAGCCGCCATAAAGAACGTCTTTCAGTTCAAGAGCACCTCCAACACCCGCACCCGTATAACAGGCGCAATACCAATCGTCAGCCCCAAGTCCAATCATGACCCCGCCGACAAAATGTTTCCAACGATTGCTCGCTGATAACCATTTGAAAATTTTCTGTTTCATTTTCTTTTTATTTAAGTGAGTATTAATACCCGTTGAACATATTTATCTGCCACCACATTGAGCCGTCAAAAATGAGTTGCTTACCCCTCTGTGAGGCGAGCGGCAAATAATAACCCGCATCCCAAGTCTTGTTCCCCCATAATGTGTCTCCGCATGACGGGATAATTCTGTGACCGTTCCCGTAAATTCTCAACTCTGTGTACCAAGGATAGGCGTTGTTGTTGATTATTGTCAGAACTTGACCGACATTCGGGTTCTGAGGCAAGACTATTTTTTGAAAATGTGCGTCTCCCTGTTCTTTGCCATAGGGGGTTTGAACTATTAAAACCGTTGTTTCTGATTTCAGGTAATAATACTCTTGATTAGCCGTGAATTTCTCCACTTTCATAATCAAGCCCGCATCGGCATTGATAACCCCTTTGAATGTTCCTGAGTTCGCTGTGATGTTGTTCATCGTGACATTGTTCATCGTTGTGTTGCCGTTCTTGTCAACAGTGAATTTGCCGTTGCCGATGTTCACAGTTCCGTCAGAGTTGAATACAACCTTACCGCCCGCAAATGAAACCTGACCCGTGAGACCGTTCAGGAACACCATAGGAGTTTTGCTTGTCGCCCCGTCTGTTGTTGAACCGTCTGAAAGGGTCTGACTTTCAAGACGGTTGTTGCGGAAGATGAACCCCGCAATATTGGCAAGTTCAGCCAACAAAAGACTTGTCGCCACACTCTCAAAGCTCGCCCCGTATGCGTTCCAATAATTTGTATTGGTTGGCGCAACGCCCGTGAAGCCGCCTGACCCGTTTGGAGCGTCAACACGGCTGATATAATAAGCCGAGTTATACTTCACGATGTCAACCCTGAATGAGTTACCGTAATACCGCTTTGTTGAAGAGTATTCTCCACGATAGACTGAGGCAGCAGATACGCCGTCCCGCCCGTCTTGACCGTCTGAGCCGTCAGCTCCCCAACGCCCAATCAGGGCAACGCCTGTCTCTTCTGTTGTGTTGTCTGAGTACTTTATAATCTCATAATTATATAAGTACGGGCGCGAGGCTGAAATATCCTGAACAGAACTGCTCCAACCGATAGTGTTCTTTGTCACGCCCGTTGAGAGGTTCGTGGCAAGGTACATTTCCGTTATCGAAACAATACCACGCCCTTTGTCGCCATAACAGCCGATAATAACAGCGGGAGTAGTGACAGAAGAGCCGTCAGTATAAATGATGCGTTCATAATTCCAAAGATACTTGTTTGTCTCAGAGAGTGTAGGCACAGAAGAAATAGACCAAACGGTTGGTCTGACATTGCTGTTCTGACTGACCCCGTAGTACTCTGTCACACTTCTTATACCACGCCCGTTTGTTCCGTCCTTACCGTCTGCGCCGTCTTGACCGTCAACACCGTTGTACGGAGTTACTCTCACGGGGGTTGACCACTGAGAAAGAAGCGTCTTTCCGTCACCTGACTTCACGGCTGTTGTCTGCCATAGATATTCAAGACTTGCAACCGTTGGCACCTCAGTAGTCCACCCTGACGGGTTCAGGCTTGATTTTGACAGAGCGGGCGGCGTTGTTGTTGAGCCGTTCTTGGCGTAACGTAGTTCAGTGAACTTACCCGCTGCGCCTTCTTGACCCGTGTCGCCTTTGTCGCCTTTTATCCGACCCACGTTTTGCCATTTGTCTGTCTGAGGCACATACATACAACCGTTCAAGGCTTCATCGTCCGAGTTCATTATATAAGCGTCTTCCTCCTCTGCGTAAACGGTCACCCAACCCTCAGCCGCTCCCGCAAAGGGTCTTCCGAGCTTCTTGACAACACAATATTTATCCTCGGTCGTTTCCCCCGATGTCAGCGTATATTTATCAATCAGGACAACGGGCTTTCTTCTGTCAGGCTTCCATTCTTCCTTTGTTGAATAATGTGCGTAAGCCTGACCCTTGATTTTAACAGAAGTGCCGTCAGCCCCCTTTGAACCCTGAGCTACGACTTGCCAATAAAGAGAGTTTGTCGGCTCAACGCCTTTGACAGGCGTGTCGCTGAACATTCTGTATGTTGACGTATTGCCGTCTTTTGTGAAAGTAACCTCATCGCCATTATAATAAGTGTATGAGGCGTTGTATTCGCCCCTATAACAGCCGATATAGCTCTCTTGACCGCTTTGGCTCTGAACGATTGTGCCTTTTATTCTGAGCTTACCGTCCCCCGCCGAATTGAAGTCAAGAGCGTCCCCGAGCTTCATGGCGTTGGCGAGCATATCAAAATAGCTGTTGCCGTCACCTGAAACAACTCTGTCGGTCGTTACTCGCCCTGGCAATATCTCTGTGAAGCCGTAGAGCGTGGCAAAACTTCTCTCCCCGTTGTATTCGCTGTTCAGAACGCCGACAAGGAGGCAGTAGTGACCGTCAACCCCATTCAACGTTTTTGCGCTCTCAGAGAGAAAGAAAACGCCCTTGTCGGCTGTCTTGCTAACCTTTGCGTATAGATAATACTTCTTTGACCCGTCTTCAAGTCTTGCGCTCTCAAACTCTTCAACGTTCCAATATAAGTATTCTTCGGGCTTATGCGATGAACTCAAAGAAGACACGCCGAGCGTCAGGTGCTGAATGAGACCCGCAGCCGCTTTCAGGGTCTTTGTCTCCTGATCGTAGTTTATCGTATGGCTGACCTGTGTCGGGTTTGTCTTTGAAGAGACGAAACGGAATTGAAGACTTTCATCGCCGACAAGCATCTGCATGGTCTGTATGGCGATTGGGCTTATGCTCTGAGTGAAGTTTTCAAGCAGCGAAGCCTCCAACATGCTCATTGTCTCTTTTGCGTCCCTGAACCGTCTCTTTGTGAATTGAATAGCCTCACGGTGGTTGTCTTCAATGACCACCTCCTCGCTTTCAAGCTGCTTCAACTTTGAAGAGAAAGATGCGCTTTTCGTCTCGTTTGACAGTTCAAGAGAGGGGCTGTGCGGCTTGTTGATATAATCTTTAATGCCCGTGATGCGGACGAGAACGCCGTCTTTCTGAAAGCGTTCATCGGAGAACTTTATATACCCGCCGAGCTTGATGCGCCCGCCTATGTTCAGCCAATCTTTCTTTGCCCAAATGCCGTCAAGGTCTCCCGTGAACGTGAACTTAGTCTCCTCGTTGTCAAAGAGACTTTTCACGGCTTGACGGAACATGTCCCATGAAGCCCCTGACTTTGTGGCGTTGTCGCAGATATAAGCGTCAGGCAACATACACTTGAAGACAGCGTATTTCTCGTTAGCCCGTGGGCAAAAGGTCTCATTCGGCATGGTCTGCCCGTCAATCTCTTGCGGCGTTATCTCAAAGCGGCGGGCGGCTTTCTTCAAAGAGCCGTCAGGGTTCAGAATTGAGTTGTGGTAGTATTTCACTTCAAACTCTTTTCCCGCTAACATGCCCGTCTGAAAGATAACTGTCATGGTCTCGCCGTCTATCAGGCATTTCTCGTAGTCAAGGTTCTCAGGGATTGAGTTGTCTATGATGTCGTAAAAGTTCTTGTCTTTGTCAACACACACAACAGAAGATATTTCGCTGACACGCTTCGGGTAGATGTCTGAACAGTCAAGACTGCTCTCGGCGAGGCTTGTCAGGTCTTTGTCCTTTCTTCTGATTGAGAACCCCAAATCGTCAGTCATATAGTAACGGGCGTTGTCAGCGTTGAAGCCCTCTTCGTCTTCAAAGTAAACGCCGTCAAAGCCTATTGACTGAGACTTCGGCAAAAGAAGTTCTGAGCTTCCGTATTTGCTCGGGTCTATATTGTCTGAACCGCCCTGAACGTAGAGAATTTCAGTCGGTGGCGTGTCCCCATAGTTAGAACGCCCCACATTTGGCTTGAAGCCGTTACCCCGCCCGTATGAGAGCGGCAGCGGGTTGTTCTTGTTATATTCAACCTTGCGGAGCGAGACGGTCTTGCCGTTGAACTCAAATTCCGTGTTCAGGGTTGAAGCCATTTGTTCCAACGCCTCATAACAGAAAGCGTGGCTGTACGATATGCAGACTTCATCGCCTGACACACAAGAGCCGACCGCCCAACCCGTGTCACGGCGGTTCATGTTGTCAACGAACATTTGGAGGTGCTCATGGGGCTTGGCGGTCAGGCTGAATTTCAGTCGCCCGTCAACGGGGTTTCTGAACTTCCAAATCTTCGCCTTTGCCTGACTGCTCTCCATTGTCACGGTGTATTCAAAACTGCGGCTGTGTTTCATCTTGAAAGCCTCAGGGCGTTCAAGCGTGAAGCGTTCTCCCTGATAGTCACAATAACAGCCCACGGGCAACTCAACGTGTTCTGCGAGGCTGTAATAAAGCGTGAGGTTATAATCGCCCATGATAACTCTGTGGCGATAACTGTTATCGTCAACCTCAATTTCAAGGAGCTTTTTGCCTTTGTCGTTGTAAATTATCATTGTCGTTTTATTTGAGAGTTATTTTTTGCGAATTTGACGCACACGGCGTTTACTTTTCTCTGTGGTATGCTTATAAGGTAATCACTTCAAAAACGCTTTGTGGGGCTTTAGAATGAGTTACCGCCATTTTTCAAAGAGTAGAGAGGCTGACAGTCTGAACCGCCCGCCCCTCACTCCTGAAACAGAGAGTTAGAGAATACCGAACTCGGCGCAGTCCGCATCTACCTGAGTTTTCAGGGCGGCACGCTCTGTAAGATAATCTGTGTAAGCCTTAATGTGGGCTTTCGCCTCGTCAGATGTCTTTGCGCCGTATAAACCGAGCTGTGCGGCGTTGTACTCGTTGACAAGTTTCTGCTCGTAATTAGCGTCCCACTTTGAGGTAATTACCGCCTCTGTGATTTTGTTTGAGGTCAGCGGTTCCCATACTGAGACCTCTTCACATGAGAACTGAGGGGCTTTCTCTGCCTGAGCCTCTGCGCCCTCTTCTGAGGTCTTTTCAACGCTCTCAGGCTTTACCTCCTGAATATTCCAACGGTACAAGTAAGAACCGTTACCCACTGCCTCCAACTTGGAGGGCTTGTTGTCATAGAATGCCATAATACTTCTGTTTAATAATTGTTTTCAAAAGATGTCTTGAATTGCTGTGTTTCGCCCAACCCAACCACGGGCAGACAGCCTGTTTGTATGCCTTTTGGCTTAACGGCTTCTCCCGTTTGTTCAGGCGGGCGACTTCACGGCAGAAATTCTGTTTTATTGACTTGCGCATCAACTTCTGTTCTCGGAAGAACTTGTAACCGACATAATCAAGCGCACGCCCGTGTCTGTCATAACGGTTCTTCGCCACGGGGAATATCTGATAGTTGCCTTTTATCTTCAAGGACAGACCGTCTTCAAGTTGAACCCGAATGAGTTTCAGAACCTCATGCAGAACGGCTTTGCTTTCCGCATAGAACGTTATATCGTCAGCGTATTCAGTACATTCAATGCGGGGCTTTACGGTCAGCCTCAGAGCCTTTTTCACAAGTTCTGCAAGCTGTTCATTTACCCAGTGCATGAAATAACAGAAACAGAGGTTTGCGAGGTATTGGCTCAGATAATTGCCTATCGGAAGCCCGTGAGCGTCCTCAGGGTCGCTTTGAGCCTTGTCAGCCTCTGTTAGCGGTCTGCCCGTATCATCCATTGATGCGCTGTCTATGATTTCATCAAGAAGCCACAAAAGGTTTTTGTCTTTAATCTTTCGGCGTATGAGCCGTTTCAGAACCCTGTGACGCATGGAGGGGTAGCACTTCTTGATGTCAATTTTCAGACAGAAGAGAGGCTTGCCCTCAAAACTCTTGATTATCTTGTCAACCCTACGGGCGCAGCCCTCAATACCACGACCCTTGATGCAAGAATACGTGTTATAAGTGAAGAGCCGCACCCAAATGGGTTCAAGAACGTTCATGACAGCATGGTGGACGATACGGTCAGGATAGTACGGAAGACGATAAATAATTCTTTCTTTCGGCTCGTAGATCGTGAACACGTCATACGGAGAGGTCTTGAACGTCTTTGTCAGCAAGGCTTCATGCAAAGCCAACAAATTCTGTTCTCGGTTCTTGTCGTGAACCTTGACCCCGTATGTGTTCGTCTTCCCCCGTCTCGCATTTTCATCGGCGAGGCGGAGGTTTTTTAACGAGATTATCTTGTCGTATAAGTTGTCAATACGCTTCATGTTTCTTTGCTTTCTTATTTTGAGTCTTCGGTAGCCCATACAACAGGCGTTCCTACCGACACATTTCAGTTTTCAGAAGTTTTTTACCAAGAGGTACGGTTGCCGCCCTTAATATCTTTTTCAGGCTTTGACACCTGATGAAAATATTCAAAAAGCATAGGTGAGAACCGATGTTCGTATTCGTATTCGAGGGGGTGTTATTCGAATTCGCATAAGCGAAGCCCGCATTCGAGCTGTTATTCGCATTACCGCTGAACAGAACCCCACGGGAGCGACCAACCTTAATATTTTTTATGTCTCTTTATTCAAACCAATAACGGTTTCCGTTTCCTCTCAACGTGACACGGCGGGGAAAGGCGTTGCGCTTCTTGATTTCCTGACAAACGTAGAGAATGTCTGCTGAACCCGTGAAGAACTTCTTAGCGTCAGCCTCAGGGCTGTTCTTATCGGGCTTAATCTTGACAAGCGTCTGACCTTTTGTGCCTTTTGTCTTACTGAACCTTGTCGGCACGTCCTCTATGAAGTCACAGACCCAAAATGAGGTGTTGACCAACTTTGATTGGGTTGTCTCGTCACAGTTGAAAGAACGGTTGCTTTCGTCACGGGGTATGTTCAGAAAGGCAAGTGAACCGTCATCGGGCTTCTTATTTTCTTCCATTGTCTTTTGATTGAGTTAAAGGGTTAAACGATAAACGAGGGGCGTGTTACGCTGTTGCGGGGAAAAAGCAAAGGCGAGAACCGACGTACGTAGACGTAGACGAGGGGGCGTTATTCGAATACGCATAAGCGAGGCCCGCAGACGAGCCGTAATACGCAATACCGCCGAACAGAACCCCACGGAGTGTTTCAGTCGTTGGAATGTTTGTGTAATGATAATCACAGAAATAAGTGGTAGAACCGCCACCGACTGTCTTTGGCATAATCTCGCCACCCTCTCCGAAAATGACCTCTTTCACATAACCCTCTGTACGGGCTTCATTGCCGACATGAGAATAACCCTCATAATTGCTGTCGTTGAACTTTGCGGGGTCAGAGCAAACAAAGACCTTTGAAAGACCGTCTCCGCCCTTGTCGGCGTTCGGGCTGATACGCACGTTAATGCCGTCCGTCCACTGCCAAATATGCCCGAATGGGTTCTCAACGCCTCTGTAACGGGGAACTTGGAATGTCTTTGTTATCGGGTTGCTCTCAGCCTCATTGTTGACCGTGTAATCCACAACGCCCGTTCTGTTTCCGAGGCTGTCAGAGATACCGCAAGGTACAAACGGGTAATAACCGTTGAACGTGTTCCAATCGTTGCCGCTGAATGTTGTAACGCCGTCACCCAAGCCGCCCTGATGAAAGCCCTCAGCGGTCGGCGAAGCGTTGTAAGCCGCCTGAGAGTTAAGTGTGGCGTACTCAATGACAAAGAGCCAATAGAGGGTCTTCTGCATGTCATAAGTCATACAGTTCCACTCGGTGCTGCCTGACTTGCGCTTGCGGGCGTAGTTTCTGAAATTCGTGCGGCTGATTGCTGTAACGGGGCGGTTCAAGAATGAGCGGTATGTGCCGTCATAATCGGCGTTATTGTTACCGCCTCTGTACTGTTCTGTGGCGTTGCAGACGGAAGCCAACTTGTTGTTTGAGCGGTCAATGGAAGCCTCGTAAGCCGACACATAACACTTTGGCACCTGATGATAGCCAGGCAGAGGGAGTTCAGAAATGCGGACGGTCAGTTTTGTGCCGTCAGTCTCAAACTTGCGATAGTGAAGAGGAATCTCCACCATGACCTGACCTCGTGAACCGTCACGCACCTGACCCGTCCAATCGCGAGGGTCAAGGTATTCAACCACGTTGCCATCATCGTCAAGCAGACAGCCACGCATACGGTTCTGAACAGGGCAGCTTTTGTGCAGGTCAGAAGAACCGACACGGGTGCAAGTCGGTGTTGAAACAGCCGTGTCAAACTGAACGCCGTAGGAACTCTGTTCTTCTGTGTAAGGGAGAAGAGTTGCGAGGGCTGCTTTCTTGCTCTCGCCGTCTTCGTCAAGAACCTCACAAAAGAGGTTATAAGGGTTTGTGCCTGACACGTTGGGGAGGTCAGACAAACGCTTGCCATTCTCGAAAGCCTCAATTATCTGAGCGACTTTCTCTTCTTGTTCTGTTGTTAATGCCATAACTTTTTAATTTAAGAATTTGAAATACGATTTATTGCCTTTGTTGATGAACCGAACCGAGGACGCTGTGTTCATTCTGAGGTCTTTTCTCTTGTTGCGGCGGGCGGCTGTCCATGTCCTGATGCGCCGAGCAACACTGATGAACAGCGACACTATCATGGCGTGTCCTCCCCCTCATAAGAACCGCTGCCCCAATAAACGTCATTTGTCTTCAACAGTTCTGAGTTCGGGGCAATCTCAGAGATAGCCAACGGCGACCAATCATTGAACGGCACGGGGGCTTCTGTCAGGCTCTCGTCCTGAGAGCAGCGCACGGTCAGAACCGTGTCAAGAGTTGATACGCTGTACTTCGGTCTGACATAGACCGAGAACGGGTTTCCGCTCGGGAGCTTGAAGCCCTTTGAGAGGTCAGCGATTTTGCCGTGAGAGACAATTCGACCGCCGCCCATAAATTCACTGATGTAACCTTTCTTTCCCATGTTTCTTCATTGTTTAACGGGTTCGACATTCTGTTAATTCATACGCAAAGCCCCTGACTGTGTGAAACGCATCTGTCGGCGTGTTGTGACAAGCCTCAGGGTCGGTTCGCCCACCTCAATCAGAACGGAACGGGCAAGGGCTGTGTTACATGTGGGGATAATGTGAACACGGCTCACGCCCTTATTTAAGATAGAAATGCGCCCGTCTAAGCCGACTTCGACCGCTCGGTTGTCACTGATATAAATCAGGTTTTTCAGAGCCGTGTCGGGGCTTAAAACGGCTTTCAGGTAAACGGGGTTGACATTGCCGAGGGTCAGACGGGGAACGCTCTCAACAGACAAGCCCGTAGGAACTATCTTACCAAGCGTGTCAAGCACTTTATCGGTTGCTGACTTTGCGGTGGCTGTGGCTTTCTCTGAGGCTTCTGTGGCGGCTTTTGTCAGGGTTGTTGCTTCGTCTGCCGCAGTCTTTGCAGCCTGAGCAGCTTCGGCAGCGTCCTGAGCCGCCTTTGCAGCATCGTCAGCCTGAGTTTTTGCGCTCAATGCTGACTGCGCCGCATCAGACGCAGCCTTTGCTGCCTGAGCCGCCTGAGCCTGAGCCGTGTCCGCTCTCAGAGCGGCAGCGTTGGCGGTTTTTGTCGCTTCCACTGCAAGCCCCGCAGCCTTTGCAGCAGCAGCCGTTGCTGTGTCAGCGTCTTTGACGGCTTTTGTGGTCTCGCTCTCAATGAACTCCAAATTTACCTTGACGCTTCTGTTATTCACGTCCGTTCCCATGACAAACAGCCCGACCAAAGACTGATACAGGGGCAATTCTGAAATTTTTATCTTCTTCATCTGTCTTTTATTTTTTAGTTGTTGAACCTTATATTGCCATTGTTGATGAAACGTATGTGAGAACGGTCATTTACCAATTGCATAGAACGGGCGGAGAAACTGTCAGGCAACATTTCTATTGCGTTCTCGCCGTCTTCTGTGAACACGATGATACCGTCTTCCGTTGCAAGGACAAAATCGTTGTCGTCAAGTCTGAAAGACCCCGTGAAAGTCAGGGTCAGCGTGAACTCCAACCAAATTTTGCCGTCAGGGAAGAAGTCCGAAACCTGACAAGACTTGTAGTAACACGGGAAATCCTGTTCAAGTTCTCTTACCGTCAGAAGCCTTTCCTCGGGTTGAATGAGGTCATGGAGAAGAGCGTCATAGTTACGCCACAACTCTGTCAGGCTCTCAGCCCGCATGAGGCAATACAACTTCACGTCCTTTGTCTTGAACGTGACCCGCTTCCCGTCATATATGGCACCCGTCTTCGTGTTGATATTCCGCAAAAGGTTCTGTTTCACTTGTGCGGTCTTCATAACCTCAGACAGAGAACCTTTCAGAACCCGACAGCCGTAATCGGTCAGAGGCGTATTGTCAAGCGAATAATCGTCTGACGGCATGACCTCACTAACGGGGGCTTTATACTTATAGCCTTTCATCGGGAAATCGTCAGAGAACTTGATCGTTACCGTGCCTAACATTCTCGCCACATCAAGGTTCGGCTGCTGTGTCATTCTGAGCGTGAACGTGCGCTGTATGTGGGCGCAATAGAACTCATGGTAAGCACCGTCAGACAACAGTTCAATGAAAGCGCAGAAACGGCTGAAAAGCCCGCTAAAAGCGAACTTGACCTGAATTTCACGGGTGTTGAGAACAGGGGCTGAAAGGTCTGCCTCCACGCCGTCTTCCTCTTGCCAATCGTTACTGTCAACAGACTTCAACGGCGGAAAGGCGACAAGTTCATTGAACCCGCCGCTCGTCACATACACGCCATACTGCAAGTATGCATCGTTACCGTCTATGAAAAGTCTGTTAATCATATTATAATTGCATTGTCAGAGGTGTTTTTTATGACGCTGCAGCCCTGTTCAGACTGAACACGGGCAACAGCCCATTTGTTTGCATTCACTATCGCTTTCGCCCCGTGAAGAAGAATGATTTCGTGCCGTTCTGTCTTTGAACAGAAAATGGTCGCAGAGGTTCTTCCTATCAGAATAGCCCGTGAGGGGTCTTTCAGGGTCAGCGTTCCCGCATCAATGTAGATGCCGTATTTCTCAACCCCGTGAGGTTTGAAGAGCCTGAAAGTCGCCATATTCGGGAAATGGTTCTTCATACAAAACTCTATACCCTGAGGGCTTTCAAACAGCCTGACAATATCCTCGACAGTCTGTTCTGTCCCCTTGAACAACGGGCAAGCCCCGAGGAGCTTTGCCTGTGTGTAAATCTGTCTGATAACTTCTTTCATGTCATTTTATCTTTATGCCTTTGAGGGCGATGTCGTTTACTGTGTCCTTAATCTCTTTCACGCTGCTCTCAACGCCCGCCACACGGTCTGAAAGCCCGTCTGTGTTGCTCTCAATGTTCAAGACTGATTGCAATATCAGGTTCGCCGTATTCAGCAGAAGTTTTGTGTTCTCACTGATTGAATAGGTATGACCCTGAATAGCCGTGGCTCGTCCGTTCAGCTCGTCCACGCTGTCCTGAGAGGCGTTGGCGATACCACTTGAAGAGGTCTCACGGGTTGAGTCTTGTGCGGCTGTAATCATGTCTTTGATTTGTTGAGGGAGAGCCTCCCAAATCGTTATCCAATCTGTGCCGACTTGGTTCAGGTCATTTGTCAAGCCCGAGAGACTGTTCAGAACAGCGTCAATACCAATGAACTTGCCGTCCTTGAACCACTGAGCCTTGTACTTGTCAAAGACCTCTCCGAGGGGTTCTTCCAAGAACTTCTGAACCAAAAGGCGTTTTGTTATATCGCCGATTATCTCGTTGACCTTATCGCCCCATGCCTTTGCGTAGTCCTCGCCGTTCTGAAAGGCTTCAAAGAAAGCGTCAGAGAGTTGTTCGGCGATGTCAGAACTTGTGCCGCCCATGATGTCTTCAACCATTTCATTTATGATTGAAATCGCCTTTGCGCCCAGTTCTTCAATCTTCTGCTCCCAATCGGCAATCTTGCCGTGGTCAGTCTTCTTTTTGCTGTTCTCTGTGTCTATCTGTTCTTGAATGAGCAACTGCTGCTGCGCGATGTTTTCAAGCTGCTGTTGGGCTTCACTGTACTTCTTACCGCCGAGAGCCTTGTCAGCCGTGTAAGCGACATTGGCGTAAGCCTTGGCAATCTTCTCGGCTGACTGTTTCAACAGTTCATCGTTGCGTGAGACTTTCAGCGTGAACCTTGCCCACATTGCCTCAAAGCCTGTCAGGGTCTCAATGTCTTTCAACATTTCGTCCCGTGTCTCTTTCAGCTTCGCTTTCACAAGGTCAATAGCCTTTCCGCTCTTCTCTTGTATGCGCACGATGTCGGCGTTATCAAGCTCCCACTGCAGTTGGTCAATGCGTCTTTGAAGAGCCTCTATTTCCTCTTGCTTCTTGTCGTCATTGTTGAAGAGGTTCACGATCTGCGTTGCTATCTGCAAGGCGGCAGAAATAATTGTCAGAATGACAGAAGCCTTTTCAACCGTCTGAATTGCTTTTGAGGAGGCTGTCGCTGTTGCCTGAACGCCTGTAGATGCGTTCTGTGTCAACTGCATTATGCCGTTTATCATCGTAAGGGCAGAGGTTGATATTTGCCCCGCCGTCTTGATGATGTCTCCCGCAACGCCGCCGATTGTGTCGCCAATCTCTTCGAATGTCTTGTTTACCTCATTCAAGGTCTTGTAGAGGTCTTGCCATTGTTTGATTGAACGTTTGTCAGGGTTCAGGTCTGCTTTCGCCTTTGCCTGAGCGACATTATTCTTGGCGGTTGTGACCTTTGCACGGGCAACGGCAACTTGCTGTGAAGTGGCTGTGCCGTTCTTCTTGTCTTGCTCAACCTTTTTCAACTCCTCTTCGGCTTTATCCAAGAGGGCTTGAAGTTGTTCAAGGGTCAGATTTGCGATTTCGTTGCACCATGCTTTGTATGTCTCTTCACGCTGCGCAAACTGTTCGTCAATGGCGTTCAGAGCCTGTTCTTGCTGATAATTCAGTTCATCGAAGTTCCCCTGAGTGACACCCTCGTTCCACTTGTCATTTCCGTTTTCATCTTTGACACGTTTCCCGTCTTTGTCATGTTCATAGAGGGCTTCGATTTTATTCTGATATTCTTCGGCAATCTTAACCCGCTGCTGCTCGTATGTCAGGCTGTCTTGCAGCATGGTGTTCAGAGCCTCTTTATTGCCTTTGACACGGGTGTCGGCGGCTATCTTCTCGTATGCTTCGAGCTGCGCCCGCTGTTCTGTTGTCAGGTTTTGACGTGTCAGGCGGGTGTCGCTGTCTTCACTCAGAAGAGAACTGCGGTAAACCTGTTTCTCAGAGTTCTTTGCCTTGGGGTGTTTGTTCTCCCATTGAAGAACCATTTTGTCGGCAAGGGCTTCAAGCATCTGTCGCTCACGTTCTTTGTTCTCAGAAATAAGGCGGTCATAGTTCAGGTCGAGCTGCGCCTTTTGTTTCTGATAACCCTCTTCCATGAGTTCTATCTTAGCCTGTCTGATGTCAAGCTCGGTTTTCTCAGTCTGTTCAATGACAGACTGCCCGTATTCGGCGATTTGGTTGTTTCTCTCAGCCGTTTCCTCGGCAATCTGCTCACGCTCCCGCTTTCTGTCCTCAGCGGCTTGTGCGGCTTTTCTCGCCCGTTCTTTTGCGTGTTTCTTTGCTTCTTCTGCTGCCGCTTCGTTTTGTTTCTTCTTGTTGTCGGCGGCGGTCTGTTTATTCTCTGCTGCCTGAGCGTATTCTGCGCTGCGCTGTAAGGCTTGTTGCTTTGTGTAAGCCTTGCCATTCACTAAAGCCACCTGACCGTCTTTCAGTGAAGACCCAATAGAGGCGAAACGCTTCGCGAGGCGTGTCAGTTCATCAATACCCATTTTATCCATCCAAGCGGGAACTTCGCCGCTGAACTTGATTGTAAAGCCGATAGTATTCTCAGAGTATTGCGACATGAGTTGTTTGATATTCTCATACAACTGATGAACGCCGTCCGTTGGCTTTTGTAGGCTTCTCTCAACGGCTGAGACCTTGTCGGCAAATGTCATTGAACTGTCGGCGGCGGCTTGTTCAGCAGCGGCAGATTTGTTCACGGCTGTTGTGTAACGGTCGTGTTCCTCTGCTGCTGACTGAACGCCGTTTATATAATTTTGTACGATGTTGGTCTTTGTGAAAAAACCGTCATCCCACCAAGCCTTGGCGATTGTCTTCTCACTTATGCCGATAGCACGCATCTTGTCTTGAATATTGGCATAAATCTTATTCAGACCCTTTTCATATTCTTCGCCCGTCTTGCCCGCTATCAGGTTGATGTTCTGTTCGACCTGTTGAGCGATAATAGTTGAAATGGCGGCTGCGTTTTCTTGTATCTCTTTATTGTCAGAAGACCAAACAAAACCCGCAAACGTACCGCCTGTCTCAGCCCCTTGAAGTTTCTGAAACATTTCGTTCTGTGCGTCAGAAAGAGCCTTGGCGTATGTGTCATTGCCCGAGGCAATGTCGTTCAGGCGTTGACGCTCAATGGCTTCTTGCTTGATTAGTTCAATAGCCTGAGTGCGCTTCTCGTTCACGGTATCAATGCTGTCGCCCTCTTTGACAGCCTGAACGCCGTAGTCTTCAAGAATACCGTTTAGCTCGTCCATAACCTTTTTGTGGGTTGAGCTGCCCGCAGTGAGACCGTTCAGGGCTGTTGAAAGGCTTTGAACACGGGTTATGGCTGTGGTCGCTTTCTCGCCGTATTTGCTTGTCATTTCAGCAGCTTTGCTTGTATTGTCTGAGAACAGACCGAAAGCGGTTGCAGCGGCGGCGACAACGCCTAAAACAAGCCCTATTGGGTTTGCCTTTGTTGCCATGCTAAGAAGAAGCATTGCGTCCTTGGCTGACGTTATACTCTTTGTCAGAGAAAGAAAGGCTGAAACCTCTCCCCATATAGCCGCCATTTTATGAGCGGCTGCAACAGCGATAACGGCGGCTTTATAAGCCCCGTATGTGCTGATAACGACAAGAAGAACCTTGCCGATATTCTCCCAGTTGTCAATGGCTTTTGATGTCAGGCTCAGAACGTCAGAGATAACGCCCTCAGACTTCTTGCCAAGCTCATTGAACATTTGTTCGATACTGTCTTCGATGTTTGAAATCTGACCTGTTATCGTGTGGCTCTGAGCTTCCATAAGACCGCCAAATTTGCCACCCTCAGAGGTCATGGCGATGATAGCCTTTTCAACCTCAGGGAAGCCGACCTTGCCCTCAGTAACAAGGTCTTTGACCTTATCTTTGGCAACACCGAACTGCTTGGCAAGTTCATCTGTCAGAGGAATACCACGTCCCAAGAATTGGTTCAGGTCTTGCGTGTACAAACGTCCCTGAACCATGGTTGTGCCATAGAGGTAAGCCAAATCATTCAGAGGAATTGAGAGACCCGCCGCAATGTCTCCGAGCCTGATTAAGGTCTCATTCACTTTGTCAGCCTGAACGCCGTAGGCGAGAAGTTGTTTTGCGCCCTGAGCAACGTCAGTCATTCCAAAGGGCGTTGTGGCGGCTGTCTTGATAAGCTGCTGCATGAGTGCGTCAGCCTTTTCAGCAGAGCCGAGCATGGTCTTGAAAGCCATTTCAAGCTGCTGAAACTGACCTCTGACGTTTGCGACCTGAGAAACGAACTCTTTGATTTGAGAAACGGCAAAGACACCCGCTACGGCTTTCCCGATTTTCTTCATTGAGTCGTCTATCTTGTCGCCCTCACTTGAAGCCGTGCTGCCAATGCCGTGAAGAAGTCTCTTCGCTTCCGCAGCACCAACACGGAGCTGACTGTTGTCAAGCCCCGTTCCGTAAAAAAGTTTTCCGTTCTCGTTCTCCATTTATTCGATACTGTCAAAGAATTGTTTAACTCGTTCTTTATTTCTCGGGTCGTCAGCCTTGATTACCTCTTGCCCTGAGCCTGAGCCGTCTGACTTGTCTTTTGTGTTATAAGACGGCAGAACGGCGTTATACAATATCAGGTTGGGATAACTCATGTTGTACAGAACCTCTTCAAAGGTCAGCCCGTAAGCCTTGACCGTTGCGGCGATTATTGCCCAGGGGCTGTCGCTTCTGTTTCCACTTTCGTCTGCCGCATCAGATTTATTTCTATCAGGAAAGTGGTAAGACCGAAAAAATCGGTCAGGTTCATTCTTTGCAGAACCGTAACCGTGAGGTCATAAAGTTCAGCGGGCGTGAGTTCTTCAAGAAGTTCTTGGGCGAGTTCTGCCTTGCGGTCTATGACTTCTTCAACCTCTTCAACGACCTGACGCTTGAACAGCCCCCACAGATAGCGTTTCTCTCGGTTCTTCTGAACCTTGACTTTTTCTTTCAGGTTCTTTGCTCCGAGAATGAATATTGCGACAATATCGCCTAAAGCCCGACAATCTTTTGCGATTGACAGGCTTTCTTCCACAACGTTCTTCGGGTCAAGAACAACGTGTGGCAAACGTGAAACAGCCTCTGATGCGAGAATAAGCGTTGCCGTGCTTGGCGGGGCTGTCATATAAGTTTTGCTGCCGACCTTGACTTCAACGGGTGTTTGAAGAATGGTCTCGGCGGCTTTTTGTTCGATAGTCTTTTCTTCTGCCATGATTATAAAACTTTTATTGATGTATAAGTGGGTCATGGCGGCAACGAACCGCCGTGAGCGTCTTTCTTTTGTGACCTCTGACCCTTGAAGAGGGAGGGGCGGTTGCGCCTGACCGCCACGCTCCCTCAGTGCAGATGAACATTCAGGTTATTGAACCGAAACGAACCTCCGTTTGTAAGGCGCAAAGCTCCGTTGGTTGAGAACCTTACGCCCATCAGTCATTTGGAGGCAGTCTTTGTGTACGGCTTCACGCTCTTGCCCGTTGCGGGTTTCAGAACTGTTGCAACATAATGAAGCAACTTACCGTCTGCCGTTGAATAACTCTCATCGCATCTGACTGTTGAGCGGTCAATCTGAATGCCCTCGCACTCTTCGTCCTCAGGTGTGAGACGGAAAGCCCACTCTCCCGCAATCAATCCGTCATTGTCTTCAAACGGACGTGTGCCGCCCTTTTTGACGAACAGGTCAAATTCAAATGTGAATTTGTTTTTTCCTGTTCTTGAATCCACCAACTCGCCACCCTCTTCTGTGGCTTCTTTACTTGTTCCCGCTGTCGGGGTCAGCTTCGTTGTATCCTCTTTAGGGGTGTCGATAGCTGTCCACTGCTCGGCGGGAGTGCCTTTTGTTGAGGTAGCTTTCTCAATGGTGCACTTACCCCATGAAAGTTGTGACATAATCTTTTAATTTAATTGTTAAACATTCTTTTTCTTTATGACAGGCTGCGTTATCGGCAAATCGCCGTCCTCGGTAACAATAACAGCCGCCTGAGGGATATTCAGCGTTTCATCGTCAGAGCCGAAATACTTATATTTCAGACAGACAACGACAAAATGCTGATTGATGTCTTCGGCATAGTCTGTGCAGATCGTCTGCTGCAACTTGAACTTATAACAAGAGACCTCAGCCGTAAGACTGTCAACCCAACGCTGCGCAAGGGCTTCAAGTTCTTCTGTGCGCTGACCGTCCTCAACGAGCACGCCGTTCCCGTAAGGGTCAATGTCAGGGCAATAGATGTGAACCGTAACCACGCCCGTCTGAATTTGGTCAGGAAGACCCGCTGTGAATATAACCACGGCATCTTCAAGGCGGCTGTCGCGAGGGCGGTAGCCTTGTCTGTAAACCTCACCTGAAATCATCGAATAAAGGGTGCTGTCTTTCAGAAGTCTGTACACGTCCCCTTGAACTTGTTTTGATGTCTTTGCCATTGTCTCTTGTTAATGTTAAGTGAAGCCAAGCTGTTTCAGCATACTCGGCACAATTCTGTCTGCAAGCAGTTCTGAACTGTCAAGCACATCGTAGCCTTTGTTCTTGACGTGAGCGGCGTATTCCATTCCCGCAACAACTATCAGGCAGACCCCGTGAGGGAAACGCCTGACAAGTTTCTTCGCGAACGCTGCGCCTTTCTCTGAACCGTCCCGCCCCTGTTTCACGGTCTGAAAGTCTGACTGATAAACAACCCGTCCGTCCACGGCAACGACATAGCCGAGTGAACTTCTCAGGTTGCCCGTTTGGTCTTTATATGAATTGGTCGAACGGGCTTTATTCAGAACCTGTTCCCCGCAGTACTGCAAAGACCTTATCAGAACCGTTTGAAGCCTTTTCAACTCCTGTTCTGTGTATCGGTCAATCTCAGACATGGGGGTAAGTTGTCTTATTGGCATAGTTTCTGAGTTATTTTTGGCGAATTTGACGTATGTGGCGTTTACTCTTTTTCATGGTGTGATTATAAGCACAGAAAAAGTAAAGCCGACATAGAGCCGCAATCGCCGTTAGACCATTATTCTCAATTCGCATACGGCTTCCAACGGCTCAACCTGAATGACAGAAAACTCCCCGAGGCTCTTTCCCGTCAAACTGTCTGTAAGCCTGATTTGGTCAAACTCCCCGAGCGGCTGTTCTTCAATCAGAATTGAATACTGCGCCACCGTGAAGTGTTCCCCATTGACCTTGCCGAGCTTGTTGTACTTGTTTGCCGTGTACTGACAGTCTATCGGGCTACCCCAAGAGACCTCAGAAGACTTGACGGGGAAACCCGTTTCAGGGTCAATGCCGCCCGCCATCTTTCTCTTCACTTCGATTGTTCCGTTGGTTATTATCATAATCGCGAACCTTTATATCCGTATATAGGTTTGGGCTTTACCGCCTCGTCCTCAAACTCGTTGAACAGTTTATAGGCTCTGTTTTTGAACTCTGTGCGCTGTTCATCTGTGAAAGAGTATGATTGCCCGCCCTGAGTGACATTCGGGGCGAGAGAGAGCCACAGAAGCGTGTCAGCCTTTGAGAGGTTGAACGCCTTGCCTTTCAGCGTCTCTTGCGTGGCTTCATCTGAAAGCGAAAGACCCCGCCGCTCCGCAGTCTCTACGAGGGTGCGAAGCGGAACGGGGTAAGCGGTAATGCTTTTTAATGCTTCAAGAACTGTTGCTGCCATATTATGCCTCAGTTAAATGTTTATTCCCAATCCTTACCGTCTGTTCTCATATAGATGTTGCGGTAAGCCGTGTCAAAGACAGGCACAGCGTCTGCCTGACCGATTGTAACCTCTGACTTCGGTTCGATTGTGCCGTACTTCTTGATGATTGTGTGGGCACGCTCTGCACGCAAAATCAGGTTCTCGTTCTCAGTCAGGATGTCATACTGAGTGGTGCCAAGGCGTTCTGTTTCTGAGAGAACGCAACGGCAGTCCTCAAATGGGTTGCCTGATTCCTGAGAGCCGTCAGTGAACTCACGGGTAATGGTTTGGTCAATGACTTTCAACTGAATACCGTTGAGCCATGTTTGGCGGGCGAGCATTGAGTTGACGGTGGTAAGGTCAGGGGTCTGAGAGATATTCAGAGCGTTTGAAGCGAATGACGCACAAGCCTTGATAATCTGCTCAGACGAAGCAATCTTATAGAACTCGTCAAGGTTGACAAAGGCGAACTTCGGGTTCAGACCTCTTGCCTTGGCTTTCTTAATCTCATTGCGGAAATCGCCGAGAATGTCAGCCGAAGCAGCGTTTGCCCAATCGGAAGAGGTCTTGACCTTTGCCTCGGGGTCAACGTCATAATCCAAGTCGAACTCATTGGCGTATGTTGCGTTGGTCGTTGTTGTGAAAGCCAGCTGACCCGCACGGGAAGCAAGCTTCCACGCAATGTACTCCAACTCAGACTGAACGCCGTTGAAACAGAAATCAACGTCATTGCCCCAATACTGAACGAGCTTTGTTGCGTCTTCATCCTGAGCGAAAGCGAGAGCGGTTTGATATTCTTTAATCTCATTGCGTTTCATCTCACGGGAAATGCTGATGAAAGGGATATCTCCTCTTGCGCTCTCATAGATAGGACGCTGCTTGCGGAGAATAGAGCCGTTATCGGTGTGGAGGTCGGCGGCTACGTTCCTCTTAGCAAGCTGATTTGTTAAGGTTTTCCATTGAAAGCCCTGAACTCTCTTCACGGGGAAATAAGTTCCGAACA